TTATTTTACTCCTTTCAAGCTGCCCAAGCGTATACTCAGGCGTGGTAATGTTTTTTTATGGTTCTGACCAATTTCATACAGCTGCAGCGTCGCAGATTCGATTCTGCTCAGTTCGCTGCTGTCGATAAATGGTCCATTGTCAAAAAATGTTTTTGTTGTCCCTATAACTTTGTTATAGGATGTCTGGTTTATTGCATCGAGGTTTCGTTCAAACACATTAAATTCCCGTGCATAATACCAGCTGGAATAGTTCTTTTCTTCGCCCATGCTTTCCAGCGTAAGCGGGGCGTAAATCTCATTCACCAGTTCTCCCAGCACTGCCAGATTGTTCCGGATACGATTGTAGGATTCCGGGTTCAGTCTGTCTTTTGTCGGGTCCCAGTCCGTTTTCGGTTCTATCCAGCCCATTTGTTCCTCCTGGCTTTCATTTTCCCTTCCCAGCTTCCTTTATAAGTAAGCTGTACTTCATGTGCGCGGATCAGCGCAGTGTCCAGATTCTCCCGCTGCAGATAAAACAGATCGTTTGCGTCTACACGCGGGTCACCGCGGTACTTAAATTCATACTGCAGGTTGTTCCGGTAATATCCCGCGATCCACTCTTCCAGATCAGCAGCGTGCAAGTCGGTGCTAACAAGCTGGTTTTTCCATTCTTTTTCTGCCCCAATCGTATCGTGCTGCACCCTGTAATTTCCTTCATAGACCGTGTATTTATGCCCTTTCAGGGTGTATTTCACGGTCATAGACTGGCTCACGCCTGAAAACCGCAACTTTACATAATAGCTATAGCTTTCTGCAATTTCGCAGCTGATTCCCTCCTGATCCAGCTCAACCGCATAGCCGTATGCCGGATCATTCATTGTTATTTCCAACTCCTGCCCGTCCGCGTCCACGATGATGTCACCGCTACTCAGGTCTTCCACTGTCTCCGTCTCTGCGTAAACCCATTTCTTTACGGTCAACGCCTTTAATCTGGTGTCTACCGTTCCGATTGGCGTATTTCCCAGCAGCTCCCGATCATCCAGAACATAATCCGTAACGTTTCCGAGATGCAACTTATCCAGCGTCACACGGCTGCCCGGAATGGATTTTGTAAAAATAATTTCCATCCGGTCAAAAAGCTGCAGCTCCTCGTCCAGCACTGCATTCAGGTCAGGGGTTGCCACGGTATAAACTTCTACCGCTTCGCCATTGTAAAAGGTACGAACAACAAACTCCTGTGGTGCGACCGACCGAAAATCCAGTTGCAGCCCATAGCAGGTATATCCAGCTTCCAGCACAACATCTATTTTCGGCGGTGGTTCAAAAGTGCCGTCTGCACCAGCTACAGAATCGCTCACATACCCGATCGAAAGATATTCTGTATTCTCCGGTAGGAAGTACATGCTGCCGTCCGTCGTAGAAAAGTCTCTGCTTCCCATTGCATACGCGTCTACAGGATCGTCCGTGAGGATATTCTCCACCCGGCTGAACGCCGTTTGATTCTCCGAATTTGCATTCACATCAGGCAAAAAGGAAGACCGGAGGGTTATCTTTTTCCTCCGGTCTTGCGTCATAATACAGCGTCCCGCATTTGCGATCATCTGCAGTGCTTCTGTATGTTTTACAATGGGGATTGGATTTTGTACCGCTACCTTTTTCAGGTACGGGTCGATAAAATATTCTCGCGGGTCTACTCCTGCATCCGTGAGCACGTCCTCTGCCAGCGCGTACAGGCTAATCCCGTCCGGGTGATAAGTGCCCTTGTGGTATTTCCCGGTCATATTGTCAAATCGGTCTGTCGCCGTGAACTTTGCCTTTTGATCGTCCGCCGACCATTTTTTAAGGTATCCGTTAAACGGGTCGAGCCATTCGATTTTGCCGTCGTTATTTACATCATATCCGAAATACGCCCGAATCTCCTGCCCGGTTTCCAGAAACCGCACAGTACTTTCTGGGTTGTCCGCGTTGTAATAACGATCCAGATTCCCGATCGTCACAGTCATGTCCTGCGACGGAAGTTTTTCCGAAATCGGGGATACAACGTCCTTATAAGTAAACGCTTGCACTTCCTTGTCCGTATACACATTCGCAATCCCGCAGATAAATTCTTTTACACGCAGCCGCCCAGCGCCGTTGACCATTTTGGTAGGCGTAATGATCAGATACGTCGTCCCGTAAAATACATCTTCGGTTACCCATCGACTTTTCCCATTTCCAGTGTACGCATGCGTCCCATGATCGTTTGTGACTGTAAAATCAACCGGATAGCATTCTCCGAAGTCTATCGTAAGCCCTTTAATATCCAGTCCCTCATGCTCAAACACTACATATAAGGTCCCGGATAAATCCTGCGTCACGATTCCCTGATTAAAAAAATCAGCGGTCGGTGATTCCGGCAGAAAGTACATGCTGCCGTCCGTCTTTGCGAAATCCTGTTCAGCGGTGGCATAAATATGGTCTACCGGGTAGGAATCGAACGGTTTATTCGCATCCGCAAAATATACGAAATTATTCCGATTATCCTGCGCAGATACAAGCTTTTGTGCATCTTCGTTTATGATCCCGAGATATACCTTTATATAGCCGATATTCCGCCATATCTGTTTCATGGAGGTCTTATATTCTTTTGATACATGCTGCATTCCTCATACCCCACAGTCAATAATGTTCACTTTACAGTTTCGGTACCGTGTCGGCTTATCTTCATCATCTATCCAGTATGGCTCTGCACTCCGATCTCCCGGATACATCTTAAGAGTTATCCAGTCCTGCGTGATGGGATCTGGAAAGGTTACCGGCACACCAAAGCCTTTGCAGAACTTTTTTAAGATAAACGCCCACTGTTCTGCCGACAGCATAGACCACTTCAAATTGTTGATTTTATATTGATCTCGGCTAATTCGCTGCCCGACAACCTCCGCCTTTGTGTCCCTGGCAGAATTTACAGGAGTTGTGACAATTATGTTCAGTCCTCTTGCCGGGTAAGGAAATTCTTCTCCGTCTACATAGATGTATGCCACAAATCACTCACCTACTTTCAAAAAGCGGGACGCTTTCGCGCCCCGTTATGTGAATACAATACCGTTTCTTTCTTCTCTTTCCCGCATGGCTTTAATGCCCTCTGCGGTATCAAAGACGATTTCAGGATCACGATCGTTGATCTTTTCCAGCAGTTCGATCACCCGCATCAGCAGTTCTGCCAATACTTCGTTGCCGCTCTCAACGCCTGCCGTAATACCATCCACGATCTGGTTGCTGTTTGCGACCGCCGGTCTGCTTCCGATACGACCGACCATTTCGGGTCCCGCTTCGTTTGCGATAAACAGGCTGCCGCGATCCGGGAAACCGCCGTCTTCAAATTTCGGAATGCGACCAAAGGAAACATTTCGCACCTGAAAATCAAAGTCAAGCATCTTTCCCAGCGGAGATTCATTTAACTTAGCCAGTAAAGCATTGATGCCATCCAGCGCGGTATTTAGCATACTTTCCAGCGATGAAATTACATTGTTCAGGACATCAACTACCTTGTTCGCAAGCCCTTTAAAGCCCTCGTAAATTCCATTTTTCAGGTTTTCTCCGAGCTTTTGCCAACGTTCTTTTGTAAACCACGGTGCAACATGCTCGTCCCACCATTTCTGGATGTCCGTTTTCCACTGCAGAACTGTTTCATCCCACTTCTTTTTGAAAGACGTTTTTATGTTTTCCAGCATCATCTTCCATTTTTCAGTGTCAAACCAAGGTTTTACATGTTCGTCCCACCATGTAACGATAGCGGTGTTCGACCACCAGTCTACAAGTTCATCCCATTTGGCCTCAAAACTTATTCTGATGTTTTCCAACAATTCCGACCATTTTTCTTCGGAGAACCACGGTGTTACGTTTTCTTCCCACCATGTATAAATTGCTGTGTTTTGCCACCAGTCTACAATTTCAGCCCATTTGGTTTCAAAACTGGTTTTCACATTTGTAAAAAGCTCTGTCCACTTTTCTTCTGTGAACCACGGTGCAACTTCGTTTTCATACCAGTTCGAGAATTTATCGCCAAGATCATCAAACCATTGATCCCACTCTGCCTGATCCGCTTCCCGGCTTGCGCGGTTGTTCGCCTGCCATTCCAGAAACTTATTTTTCCACTCTTCGACCCAGCTAAAATCAGCATTTTCATACGGATTATAAGCGCCGTTCTCGCCCTGAATGTTTCCAACTCCGGTCGAGTCATGCCCGTAAATCGCCCAAGGACTGTTTGCACGTTCCTGCCGATTCTTTGAATGAAATGCTTTCCAGCCGTTTTCTTGAATGTACTCAATATCTTTTTTCCAGTTCTCGTATGCTTCCACACCGATCATGGTTACGGTAATGCCCAGCGTAATCCAACCGAGCCCTTTTAGCACAGGCAAGGTTCCCTGTAAGAATTTGATTGCATTGTACGCAGCAGAACCTACCTTAAAAGCAAGCACAGATGCCTTAAATGCAATAAATGCTTTCGCAAGATTTTCGATTCCTCTCGCAACGTCTTCCGGCTGGATTTTATCCATCCAGTCCGCCAGATGGTCCAGAAAATTGTTCAGTGTTTCGCTATTCAGAAAATTCGCTGTCAGGTTGGACAGCTTTTCCAGAAAGATCAGCAGTCCTTCGCCAACTGTTTCTGCAAATGGTTCCAGTCGATCCCAGAAATCAGATAAATTTTGCCGGATTTGCGCCCAGTTTACTTTATCGTTAAATTCTTTCAGGATCCGAAGAAGATCAGGCAGCCCTTTTTCAATCGTCCATTCCCCCAGCGGCAAAAGCACCTGCACATAGAAATCCGATATCACACCGGACAATGCGCCAAACACGGGAATCAAAGACTTTGTGTACTGTGCGATCATCTCCATCAATGGCTTAAAGTTCAAGCCTGCCGACCATTCCACGGTAGCGTCTGCAGCCTGCCGGATATTGTAAATAATTACCGCAAAAATATCGCGGATGTTTTCCAGCGTTCTCAGTCCTGCGTTGTTTGCGTTCCACGCTTCGCGGAAATTTTTCGCCAGATTTCCGACCACCAGACCGATATCCCCGATAATATGCAGGATATCCGCAAACATGGCGATTGTGGCTTCCTGGTTCCACATCGTCAGAAAATCTCGTCCGATGTCCTGCACCAGCTTTTTGACCTCATCCAACGCATACTTCCAGGAATCCATTACGAACTGACCTTCCCGGTTCCATGCTTCTTTCAGAGGTGCAAATAATTTCGAAAAGAAATCTTTGATCTTGCCCGCCAGGTCTTTGTACTTGTTTTCGATTGGAACTTCTTCGAACATGTCGCCCGGATTCAGCCCGCCGGATGCTCCAGAACCAGATTGCTTCTGGATCACATTCAGCTCGTCGATTCCGAGTGTGGCATCTTTCGCAGCTGCACCCGTCTTTTTCAGGCTCGCTGCATAGTCTTTATAGGCATTCGTTGCCTTTATGACAGTGCCTTTTCCGGTCAGTGCTGCGAACAGCTGTCCGATCGCCGTTACCGCCATCGTTGCAAGTTCGATGATCTTAATCAGAGCCGGGGCAAGCGCTTCCAGCAAAGGTGCTGCTGCCGCTGCGACCGCATTTTGCAACTGCCCCAATGCAGACCACAAACCGGATAACGCCACGTTGGCTTCGTTGCTGTACTGTGCAAGATTTTGAAATCCACTTCCCAATCCGCTAAACACGCCAGAAAATGCCCGCGACAGGATGGAAAACCGAAGTAGATTCGTGATCCTGCTCACATGCCTGGATAAGTTTCCCGTACTTGCACTGCAGCTATCAATCCGGCGTTTGGTCTTGGTAAATCCGCCGATAATTCCGCTGATTTTTGCATCCACTCTGGACAACAACCCAGATACTTTCTGCAACCCGTTCCGCCATTTTTCGAAGCCGTTGCCTTTTTCAGTCGCTTTTCCGGCAGCATCCAGCTGTTCCTGCGTCTGTGCTGCCTCGCCGGTCAGTCGTTCCAACTTCTCGTTGGCAAGCTGCAGTTCCCCGTTCAGCTTTTGCACTTCTGCGGTGCTTTCCGGATTCATCCGGGCAGTTTCGAGACGATTCTGTAAAGACAGTACCTTATCTTCCAGTTCATCGTATTCCGGATTCAGGGCGTCAATTTGTTTTTCGACTTCCTGTAATCCATATGGGGTAAGCCCCATAGCCTCCTGATCTCGTAAATCAGAGAGCTTATCCAGTAGCGGCTGCATCTGTTTGTCTACCGCTGCAAACTCTTTTTCTGCCGCCTTCAACTGCGCTTCCAGATTTGCAATGGTTGCATTTCTGGCGTTTCCAGACTGTAAATCAAGCAGCTTACGCCGCAGGTTGTCGATTTTAAAGCCCTGCTGGTCGACCGCTTCCTGCTGCCGCTTTAACTTCGCGGTAAGGTTGTCTACTGTCTTCCCAGCGTTCCCCGTGTTCGCCTTCCCGACGATGCTGTTCACGCGGGACATACAGCGGTCAACGATCGCTTCTGCTTTCTGGGTTTTCTGAGCAACTGCATCCATTTCTTTTTTGTATTTGGTTGCACTCGCCTCGATAATGACCTGCAGGCGTTCCAGTGTCGTCCCTGACATCAGCTTTCCTCCTTTCCGCTGTGCGCCTGCTGCCAGAGTCGGTTATGCTCCTCCGCAAATCTGCGCATTCTTTCGTTTCGTTTTATCAATTCTCGATCTACTTTTTCTGTTTCCGGGAATAATGTAGGGTAAAAATGTTGTACTGTACGGAAATCGCTGTCTTTTTCTCCCCACACCGCATCCCTGATCTGCAACGCTAATACCTGAAGGCTCAAAGCCCGCACCTTAAATGCTTCGTCTTTTTCTTTCTGCCGTCGATCTTCGCGTCTGCGATAGGAATCGAACAGATCAACTACCTCAGCAAGACTGCATTCCCAGAAAAAAGACGGGCTGTATCCCATGTCCAGAAACTTCGGATACAACTCGTCCAGTAACTCGCTTACAGTTCTTTGCGCATTTCCGCCAGTGACTCGGACATTTCCGCTGCCACCGATTTCGATAAAAAACCGCTCACCAGGAATACTTCCAGGTATACGTTGGTAAAGAAGCTCAGCAGGTCGCCGCCTTCCTGCTCGTATTTGTCATACAGGGACTCCATATCCTTTGCAGATACCTTATGCGTCCACGGCTTCATCGCCGTGTGTGCAACATCCAACATAACGGTCAGCGGTGGCATCCCACCCTTGAACGACATCAGCTCCATGATGGAGCCTTTATATTTCGCTTCCAGCTCTTTGACACCTGCAGTCTGCAGCTTTAACCTGTAAGTCTCTCCACCGACCTCCCAGATTGCAAAAGGATTTCTCTGCGGCGCTTTCTTTTCTTCCTGCACCGCAGCATTTTCTGTAGGCTGATAAGTTTCATTCTGCATAGGCATCTGCGAACCAGGTGTTGTATTTCCAAAAAAGTCCATTTATGTTGCCCTCCTTTACGCCGGATCGGTGAATGTAAGTTCGCTCTGCAGTGCCATCGTTACATCAAACTCAATAACGCCGTTGACGCCGCCGCCTGTTCTTTTCACAGAGGGCTGTGCCGCAAACTCAATTTTCGTTCCATCCGGATCAGTTTCCTCAAAATAATAGGTTTTCTTCGATGCTTCCATTTCGCGGAATTTGCGGTAAGAGCTTTCCGCCGAGCTGTTGTCGTACTTGAACTTATAGACCATATCGCCCGGATCACCGATGCCCATTTCATACTGTTTTACCTTGTCCTTTAAGGTAGTGTTTTCTACTTTTTCAGGATCAGAACCAATTTCAGGGATTTCCTTTAATCCTGCAAGGTCTGTATAGCTTGCTCCCTCTTTGGTTTCTTTGTAGCCTAAAGCTGCTCCATTTGCCAGCATTTCACATTCCTCCTTTAATAATTGTTACCGTTCCAATACACAATATCGGAATCCATGTCAATGATACCTTCATAACGCATCTGTTTATGTCGCATGCCGGATGGATCCGGGACATCGCTGCAGCCGGTTCGCACCAGCCCAAGCGCGGCAATGGCAGCATCTACAGCCTGCGCCATCCCCGATGTGCTCCCGCTATTCCAGATATCAATCCGGTAACGAACAGATGCTTTATCTTCCTTGTTTGCGGTACGCTCATATACCCTGTTTTCCTCTTCGGTGTACTGGATCGCCGGAAGATCCACCCAAGATGTCGGGTATACATCTGACACGTTGTCGCACACCGCCTGCAGCGCCGCAAACACTTCGTCTTTTACATTTTTCACAGTTTCCTTACCTCTTTTCTCAGATCGGCGGACAGGTGCCGGATAATCTCGCCCTCGTTGTTTTTCAACGCCGGGTACATAAACGGGCGCGCTGCCTGCCCTCTGGTGTAATATCCGATTACCTTGTCGCCGTCTCTGGCAATTCCAAAGCCATAGGACTGCGCCGCTTCCACGGACATTGCATCCGCCGGTATCACCCAACCGCGCTGTTTGTACACCGGATGCACATCAGGAGATATTCCGGCGTGGTGGGCTTCTCCATTTGGACCCGTGCCAAACTCCACATATGGCGCATACTCTTTGTTGGTGTAGCAGATCGCAACCATCCGATCAGCGTATGTTTCCATCTGTGTCAGGATGCTCTGCCGTAGCTCACCGCCGCCGCTTCCAAAACGTCTTACAGGCGCCTCTTCTTTCGCTGCAGCCTGCACAAGCGCAATCTGTCTACCGATGCTTCCACGCAGCCCGGCTGGAAGCCTGGATAGCTCAGACATCTGCCTGCTCAAATCCTCAAATTCCACCTTCAAATCTGCGTTCCACCTCCAACACAAGATGTCCATAAGGATAAACCGCCACGACTTTATAATCCGGTTCCTGATCCGGCGCGGAATAAATACAGATACCGTCGTTCACGGACACGGAGAGGCCGTCATCAAACTCGTACCGTACTTCTCCGTTCTCCATAATCTCCCGATATTCTCCATCAAGGCGTAAATTCCGGATGTTCGGCAAACGGATTCCGTAACGTTCCGCCTGCAGCTTTCCGCCACCTGCCCACATTTCCGCAAAAAAAGAAGACGGCGTGCCATATTCGATCGTGGTCACGCCCTCCTTATCTTTTACCGGAATCGCACGCCTGTGATTGCATTCAATCAGTCGGTTCCGTCTCAGTCTCATAGACCCGTCCTCCTACTCTTGCCAGCCTGTACCGGTTCAGGATGTCATATATTTGCTTCGGTGCATTATCGAAGCTGTAGGATTCGCCGGATGCGCTCCGGCTGCTCTCACCCTCTGTCCCGAGCCGGTTATATGCAATCAGCGCCAGTTCACGGACGGTATTATCAAGCTGCGGGATCATCCGTGTTCTGTTCGTGTAGGACAGGACAAACTGTTCTGCATCCTCCAGCAGTACGGTCAAAACAACGCCGTCCTTTTCTCCGGTAAGAACCTGCAGTTTTTCGATGTTGTCCATCAGATCACATCCTTTAATACTGCCAGAAGTTCCTCTTTATTCAGTCCAGAGGTTCCATCCAGCCCTTTCCTTTTTGCCAGCGCACGCAACGCGGAAACACTCATTTCTTCCAGCGCTTCCGTCTGCTCTTCGCTTTCTTCCTGCGGTACAGGGTCCATTTCCTCGTATCCTTCCGCTTTCAGTTTCCGGATTCTTGCAGGATCATCGGTTTCCCGCTCCACATTTTTAAAGATCAGCCGCATATCAGCCCTCCGCGTCTTTGATGTTCAGGAAGATACTGTCCAGTTTGTTGTCCAGCACCCAGATGTCATGGAATCGTCTGTAATCCATCTGCCATGCGTTCAGTTTCTGGTTTGTCATAGGATCAAAGATTCTCATCACATCCTGTTTGGTAACTGCAATCGGCGTAGTTCTGGGGCAGATAAAGAAGTTCAGGTCTTTTGCAGCATCACCTTTCTTGTAACCGCCAATTTCCTGTCCGACAGTCTTACCGTCCAGAATCTTAATAGCGCTGTACATCCGGTTGGATGGTGTGGAAATGATCGGCACGCCATCCACAGAAGGTACCTTCGTATCAATGCCGCCCTTAGCAAATGTCACCGACGTAATCTTTCCTGCAAGTTCCAACTCCAGCTCCATAATAAAGTCAGGGGTTGCGTGGCATACCAAAGGACCATTATACAGGTCTCTTACTGCCTTAATACCCTCTTTCAGTTTTCTCAGCGCAGAAGTGCTTGCAGCGCCCGGGGTATAGCCGTATTCGATCATGCCCGCTTTCTTTGCGGTAATTGTTTCTGTTGCAATTTTAGAAATACGGTATGCGTCGATTTCCGGAATTACAAAAGTTCTCTGAAATTCCCCCATAACTGCGGCTGCAGTGGTCACAAAATTGTTTTCGTCGACATCCATCGGGTCAAGCTGGAACATTCTTCCTCTGTCCTGCGTCATTTTCCTGGTTTCGTATTCCAGAGTAACGCCGCCCTGCTGGTAGCCGTTGTCTCTGTCGTAATCCGCAAGCCCCTGCACAGACATCTTCGGAATCTTGATCTCCGCGCCGCCGCTGTACTTAACCTGTCCTGCGTTTCCGTCCATCCATCCGGTTACAGCTTCTCTCACTGCAGCTTTATCCAGAGTCTTCTGGAACAGTGTTGCAGTCGCTAATGTGTTAATTGCCATTCTTTATTTTCCTTTCCGGGTTAGTACCCCATCATGATTTTTTCAACTTGCGCAACCAGATCATCGCCCTGATCACCTGCCTTTTTCGGCGGTTTCCCGCCTTTAAGCTTTTCTTCTACCGCAGCTTCCACGGCTTCCTGAAACGCTTTTTCGACCGCTGCCATAGAGGATTTACAGCTTTCCGCATCCGTATAGTTCAAAATTTCTGCCAAACCGAGTGGCAGCTTTTTCTCGGTAAGGGTATTTTTTGCTTCTGCCATCAGCTCCCGTTTGGTAATGCTTGCTTCCCGGTCTGCAAGTTCCTTTTCGTGCTTCTGTGCCAGATACTGCGCTTTTTCCTCTTTTGTCATTTTGGAGAGTTTTTCTGCTTCGGACAGCTTATCATTCGTCAGCAGTTCCCATTTCTCACGGGCGTTTCCGACTGCCGTTTCAACCGCCTTATTCACTCTGCGGTCAAACTCTGCCTGATTTCCATTTTTCAGGAAATCGTCAAAGCTCTGCCCACTGCTCCCGCTTCCTCCATCGCCTGTGCCACTTCCATCCGATCCGCTTCCGGAACCACCGCCGTTTCCGTCTCCGGCACCAGCACCGTCTCCCTCCGCAAAAAACTGAATATTCAGTGGAAATTTGCATACTGCTTTTGCAAATCTGTTTTTCATTCCTCATCCTTTCCGCCCAGTCTATTCGCTTACACGCCCGGACCATTCGTTTATTGGATCCCCGGTTCTTTAACGCCTGCCTGGAAAAGGCATAAAAAATAAGACGCTTCACCCTGCGTCTCATCGGGAGATAATTGGATCACCTACTCCTTCCCTTTGGCTGCTGCCCTTGCTTCTCTTACCATCTCTGCAACACCCTCGCTGATCAGATGTGCCCCTCTGTCTTCTGTTACGTCCAGAACAATTCCCTTCTCAACAATTTCTTTTAAGCAGATGTCACTGTATCGTTTGATGCATTTCACTTTCATTCTCTTCACCTCCCCTCCGTTGCGCCGGCGCAATTATTCTGCAAATATCCAATCTTCTGCCAGCATATCTGCCTGAGATGCAAGCCACCCCATCTGTACACCAGATGTTCCGCAGAATGCGATAGCCATATTACCGATGGCATTATGTTCGCAGTTTACGATCTCACCATCTGTTGCTTTGTAAGAGATCCCTGTGGCGAGCTGGATGTACTGTTTCTTTCCGTTCCAGCCTTTACGAGCTACTTTGAACCCTCTTTTTAGATATTTAATTGCTTCTCCGAAAGAAAAGGTTGCTTCTCCGCCAAGAATCGGACAGTTTCGGCCATTAGCATAAATCCACTCATCGGAAAGAATGTTCTGAATCGTATACTCCACTCTCTGTGTTTCTCTAATGTCCAGACAGCCGCCATCTTTGGTGTGCATGAGAATCGTCTTAGCTTCTTCATCCCAACACCAGTATCCAGCCCATGACGGTAATTTTACCGCGAGTCCAGATTTCATTTCTTTAAACGCTTCTTTGAAATTCATAATTCACTACCTCCTATTCTTCTGTATGGCATGTATTAGTTATTTTACCGTATACATCTTCATAGAGTTCCTGCTTATCACCATTGTAGGTATACTCTGCATAAATACCATCGCCACTTACTGCGGTGGATACCAGGCATTTATAGTTCTGAAGCGTTTTACAAGACCACACCACAAATACATTAGATAAATCAATCGGCGGTGTTGTCGGTGTATCGGCATAACCGTTTTTGTTATACCATTCCACCATCTTCTTTTTACACACGCTTTGAAAATGCGCCATTCCTGTGATAATCATATTTTTTCACCTTGTCCTTTCTTAAAAATTGGTATAAAAATACCACCAGCCATTTTGACCGGTGGTATTTACTCCTTATGATTTTTGCATTCCATACAAATCCGCTTGTAGTCTGGTATACATACAACTTCCTTTGGCACTCCCCAGTCAGGGAGCAGCCCCTCGACATTCATATGGATGTCATAGCATACCGTATCATCAATCTGCTTTTTCAGGATTGGGCACATGACTGTTCTTTCCCGCATACTTTTCTACAACCTCCCTGATTTTTAAGGTATTTCCATCAAACTCTCTGCTCGAAAAAGATGTCCTGATGTTCTTGTTTTCTACATCCACATACGTTGCCCCGTCTTTGCCGTAATAATTTACAAACCTGCCATTCCATCGGGTAAGCGACACATCAGATTCATTTATAAATCGCTCCGCCTCTTCACGACTGACCATGTGGGCACGCTCTGCATTAATGTGATCCGTATCATAGGTATATCCAGAAACATCGAGCTTTTCAGGGTTTACTTTTGCAACTCCTTTTATTCCGGCTTCTTTCAGTGCTGTTTGAACAGCGTAATCCTGTCGGGTATTCCCTAGATTGTTTTTCAGGTACGCCTTTAAGGATTTAAGCTCTTTCCATTTCTCAGGTTCATTATACTTCAAATTCTGGAAATCATCCAGCGTTTTCGGTATGTCGTCGCCGATGATTGCCCGATACCGTTCGAGCTGCTTTCGATCAGAATATCGGTTTCTGATCTTCTTTTCATTCAGCTCCGCGTCCGGATTTCCGACTACATAGGTCTGATACCATTGATCGTATGTCATGCCAGCGGGCACATGGATTTCTTTTCCGGTCGCCGGATCGATTGCCCTGCGGGTCAGCCGCGCTAAATCCTCGTCGTTCAGTGCCGCTGTAGTGGTTGACCTGCACCACGGATGCATCGGCGGAGCGTTTACGCCTGTCTGCTGATCCGCAACCCTGAATACTTTGCCGTCCAGCTCCCGGCAGATTTTCGATGTCCGCAAATCCAGCGTTGCCAAATACCGATAATACTCAATTTCAGCGTCCTCATAGCTCAGCATGTCCATCTGGGTACATAGATAACAGGATTCTGTCCGGATCAGTCGTCTTGCATAGCTTGCGCCCACAGCAAAGCGCTGCACAAATACCTCTGCCGCTTCCCGGTCTGTCCTTCCCGTTACCAGGCTTAACAGTAATTCCTGTTTCAGGTCGTCAGCAAGCTTCTGGGTGTTGCCCCATATTCGCTCGGAGTAGTTTGCACCGCTCCACCGGCTGTTAATAACACGCTCTATCATCTTCGGGGAGATATACCCAAAGGAATAGGCAAGACCGGTCTGTTTTTGCAGATCGTACACGAAATGATAATAGGCATCTGCTGCCAGCTCTAAATACCATGCTTCGTGCTCGATCTGCTCCTGCTTATAAATGCTCTGCATAACCTTATCCAGATTGCCATACATCCGCTGCAGCCGTTCCAGTCTTGCCCGGTATGCCGGAGCTTCCAGCTCTCCAAGGAGCTGTTTGCGCTTTTCGCTGTTCCCGTCCTCCGTCGCCTGCCGCAACAGCTGTTTTAATTCGTCGATATATCCCGGCGTTCTGATCTGGTTCAGCAGCCGCCTTGCATCCGCTTCGCTCAGCCCGTTCTGCTTCTGGTATCGTTCAAAGATTGTATCCATCTTCCCGGCAAAATACTGGGATGTCTGCAGATACAGCTTTGCGATGCTACCCGCCCGCTCTTCCGCTCCAGCCATATACTCAAACATCTGCTGCGCTTTCCGACGTTCCCAGTAATCACTCATCTACATCATCCTTTGACGGTGTGCCCGGCGGCGTATTGCTGCCCAGTCCAAACATGGCTTGCTGCTTTTCCAGATTCTCCTGCTCTTCTTTTTCCACAGCTTTCAGCTCTTCGTCCACATCATCCACAAAAGGAACCTGAGACAGCAACGTTTTCCGGCTTACCTTACCCCACAGGTTATTTACGATCTGACTAATTTCCAGCAGATTTTTCGGCATCGCGCGGGTAAAGGTCGGCGTAATACCTGTAATATCTACCGCAATCCCCTTTTTAGAGAGGAAATTGGCAAAAATACGGAGCCGCTTGCGCAGCCCCTTGCGGTAATACCTCGTTTTAATCTTCGTAATGTTTTCCATTCCAAGGAGTTTAAACTCCATCGCTACTCCCGACACATTGCCGCCAAACGATTCATCGGACATGCACGGAATATGGGAAAATTTGTGGATGTCCTGCTCGATTGCCTTTTTCAGGATCTCAACACCGGATTCATCAAACGTCCGCGTGATGTATTCCGCCCTCGCATCTGCAGGCATTTCCAGCAGCCTATCTTCTTTTAACCGTTGTGGCGCTGTCCTACCGTCTGCATCTTTTCCATTCTCGTCCCCCAGCATAAAGCCATATAGGGCAAGGATCGCATCTACAAACTGCTCTTTATCCGTCACACGGTCGGACATCAGAGCGTTGTACGCGTCGATCAGCGGGATCTGCAGCTCATAGTCCCCAATGCCAAGCTTGTTGTTCTGGTATGCAACAATCGGCACTTCGTCCATGTAGTGTGGTTCTGGCTCTTCCAGCAGTGCCTGTGGTCCCTCGATATCCTCGATGTCCAGCACATACCGGAAATTCTTCGTAACGACGGTGGCGACGTATATAATTTTTGTATCGTGCCCGTCGTCCTTGCGAATGGAATAGTACACAGCAAACAGCTCGTTTTCTTCGATGCTGTCGTCGTATACCATAAAGGTATTTTCCGGGGACAGATTCTTGATAATCAGATCGGTTTCGCCCTCTTTTGCGTAAATATACTCAAAAGCGAGCCCGTAAATAGACAAATCCAGACCGTTATCCCCGTCCGCCTCGTCTGCCCCGGCAAGTTCCAGCGGCTCCGTCAGTGCAGTGATGTCTGCGCTGCTCTTGTAGGATACCGGATTCCCAATAAAATAACTGGATGCCGTGTCCGCAATGTCCTTTGCATGGTTACACACCAGCTTATTTTTGCGCTCCGCTTCATCCAGTATCTTATGCTCGCCTTCATAATACCTTTTATTTTTTGCAAGCTTCTCTCTAAACTTCTGATGCGTCATAATCAACAGCCAGATTGCCTGCTTGTCCGGTGCTGTTTCGTCCCACTTGTCCGCGGGCATTGTAAACTTATACATCCATATCACCTCGCTTTAATCAAAGCCGTATTTTGCTTTATTCTTAACGCGTCCTGTCCGCTTACTCAGAATTGTATACACAAAGTATCTAACCGCGTCCATCGCGTGGTCATTTTCTTTTACCGGTCTGTCCTCGCCCCGCCGTGCTGCTTTTTCATCCCAGATGTAGGATCCAAATTCCATTATCGTATTGATGCAGGTATCGCAAAATACCAGCAAGCCCATGTTAAGCATGGAGGCAACCTCTCGTATGCCATCCTCCACATCGTTGTCTGCTTTCAGGACAAGATATCCACGTTTCCCCAGTTCCGCGATAAAAGAAGCGGCTGCCGGGTCTACAATCACTGCTCTGATCGGGACGCCATCCAGCCACTTTTCAAAATCATCTGCATATTCTCCATCTGTTTTCTGTTTCCCTTTCGCACGCCCGGAATAATAATATTCCCGAACGCAGTACCATTTCCCGTTGTTGCCCTTGTTCCATAGTAAAAAAACAGTTGCGTTTTGCGTACCATAGTCGCAGCTTACATATCGCCCGCCGTCTTTCAGACACCGGAAGAAATCTGTTATCTTCTGTACATGCTTATCAGCGTCAAACATGTCATAGATAATTCCTTCCGCCATTGCCCACAAGCCTAAAATATAGCGTTTGAAAAACACGCCGGTGTACATACTGCGGTACCTGGCTTTGATCTCTTCTGACAGGCTCAAATTGTCGTCCATCGTAAAGTGGACATACAAGATATTTTTTAGCCCTGCTTCCTGCCCTTTTGCTGCGGCTTCCGCCCTGACCTTCGCTGTCTTCTCTCTGCCGAGATATCCGGTCGATTTATTGATCCAGTTTATTTTAAACCAGTGATACGGACCGTCTGGGTTACAGTTAAACCAGTATTTTGACCCTTGTACGGAACAGCGTCCGGTTGCCTGATTTACAAAGCTTTCCGGCATTAACGCCACTTCGTCAAAAAAAACACCCGCCAGCGTAATGCCCTGAATCAGATCTTGTGATCGTTCATCCTTGCCGCCGAAAATATAAAAATAGTTCTCCACAGCCCCGCGTCTGATAATCACCAGGTTATCCGCCCTGTGATCTGAGACCTGATACCCGCGGCTTTTCAGCATCAGCTTCAACCAAAACAGAACGTTTCGTCTGAATGAACCGATCGTCTTGCCACACATGGCAAAATTCTGTCCGTTAAACGTATCCATTGCCCAGATCGCAAAGGACAGCGACATGCTCACTGTCTTGCCGGATCTGATTGCGCCATCTGCAATGATCCCGTCATAACCCTTTACCGGGGAATCCGGGCACCACCAATTCAGGATTTTTCGCTGCTTTTGCGAAAACGGCTTGAATTGGAAAAAACGCTTAATCTGCCTCATCCGACCAGTCCTCCCCTGCGGTTCCATTCAGTGCCGCAAGGAAACCATCGTCTGCTGCCGCATCCTCATCTTCTGCGACATTTGTCTTCGCTTTCAGGACAGCGATCCGGGCGCGCTGCTCTTCCGTTGCCAGATCCATATGATCCGTCAGCCAATTCATTGCCTTCATCCGGTCCATCAGTTTCACACTTGCACCATCTTTCCCTTGCTTGACTTCGGCAATAAGCGTCCCATCCACATCCGTTGATTCCCTGAATTTTACCACGTTTATTTCTTTTGTCAGCGGAATTTTTTCTCCCGTCTTTTCATCCGTCACCGTGATCGGCCCAAACGCCCCCATTACTGGAACGGTTTCACGCCCAAACGAAACATAATCCGTCATATCCGCAAATGCAATATCCATATACTTCTGAAAAATATCATGCTCATCCAAAAGCTCGCGGTTCAGACGGTTCTGTTTCAGCTTCATAATCTCATCCCGGATACAAGGATTTACAAGGAGACGGTATCCTTCCGAATTTGCGACATCATAGCTGCTGCCATATGCTTTCTTATATGCTTTTGTAGCGTTGAAGCACCGAACATAATATAAGCAGAAAAGCCTTTGTTTATCTGTTAAATCAGCATTTTCCAATACTTGACCAACATCTTCCGCAACGGCTCTTTTACTCTTTTCTTTGGTTGCAACCTTTTTCCCTTTTGGTTGCAACTTTTTTTCTTCAAGGTTGCAACCTTTTTTCCAGTATCTCGACGCCCAGGACTTGACCGTCGAAAGACTTACCCCATACTTTTCAGCGATCTCCTTATACTTCATTCCTTCCTGATAATCCCGAAAAGCCTGTTCTCTTACTTTCTCACTTTTCACCTCACCACCTCTCAATTCATTTACAAATAAAATCCTTCCGGACTTTTGACAGCCCTTAACAGCATTCCGCTAGGAGGATCAAGGAGAAACCAATGTTGGCACGTTGGCCAGTGGACCATGCAGGAATCGAACCTGCGACCGACCGGTTATGAGCCGGATGATCTGCCACTGATCTAATGGTCCAGATTTTTAGGGAAAAAGAAAGAAGCAGGTTGTTATGCCTGCTTCTGTAATCCGTTTAATTTTTTCATAAGGGCTTCCTGCAATACCTGTGAAAAATTGATGTTTTCACGCACGGCAGCTTCGTTCAGCCACTCCGGAATTGTTAATGTCTTTTTTACCGCTTTTGAAGAATGTCTTCTGCGATATTCTGCCATATCAAATTCTACAATGATAAGCGTTCCATCCTCTGCATCCACACGATCCAGCGGAGACGCTTCTGGAATAACTTCTCCCGCATCTTCCATTGTGCTTAAGGACAATCCCAACGCATCCACTGCCATCTCATACGCGTCCTGCATGTCATCCCCTTGTGTCATACACTCTGGAATATCCGGAAAGCTTACCCAGAACCCACCTTCCTCCGCTTTATGAAAAACTGCCGGATAAAATAACCTTTCCATATATAACCTCCATTTCAGGTGGCAGGGCTATTTCAGCCCCGCCTGTTTCAATATTGCCTGCTCCAATCCCTTTTTCAGGTCTTTGGAGTGATAAGGAACGACTACGGTTCTGCCGCTATCCTGATTTCTCATTTTAACGTGAGAACCATTCTGGCTGAGAATAACATACCCAGCTTTTTGCAGGAAACTTATCATTTCCTTTGGTGTCATTGGCATCTTTTGTATCTCCTTTCCTTATCATGGTTATATTGTAACACGTATTTATACGTATGTCAATGGTTGATATACAAAAATACCCAGCCTTTTGACTGGGTATCATGCAGAAATCATAACTCAAAGGAGAAAACTGATTGTTTCAATCTTTGCAGTATATACTATAACATGGCTAATCGGGACATTTGGGACATTCGGGACAAACTTTTATAAAATAAGATATTTATTCCCGTTTTCCCAGCCTATTCGCAGCTTCTTCCATAAGATTTTCGTAATTTTTAAGCGGCATACCCATAACCATACCCCCAATGTGATAGCCGCTTGCAATCTCTCCTAATAATCGCAATTCCTTCGCAATTCTTACATTGTCCACTTCGTCGTATGCGCAGATATGAGTATGTTCATGTTCTTCGCATTCATCATACTCAGTAAATTCTTTACGACAATATTTACATTCATACACAATCCTTTTGCTTGGCATAGCTTTTCTCCTAATCTAATTTCCTATCATAAACCGCTGGAACTCTTTCTTCACACTGTCCCCGGTTGCTTTCCGCCCTAGCTTCGCCGCCGTCTCTTCCCATGTAAGTCCCTCGAAGAGCTTCCACCGGATGATTCGCTGCATCCGTGCCGGAATCGTAACCATCCAGCGTTCCACTTGCACCCGTGTCTCTTCGGCAGCCGCCTGGCGGTCTGCCAGTAGCTTTTTCTTTTCCAGTAGGCGCGCGTCGTCTCGCATCGAAAATGTTGTCCCCTCGATTTTGAAATGCTGCGCGTTGTATGGGAATTCCGGGTTGCTGCCCCGGACGCTGTCCTGCGTTGTCTCGCTCTGCTTTTCCTGCAGCCGCCTGATCTGCTGCTCGGTCTCCCGGATCAGCTCACAGGCGTCTATGTAATCGGATAAAAGTCTTTTATCCATTGGTATCACTCTCACTTCCTCCGTTAAATTTCAGTTTACTCAAACCTCTTATCATACTTTTTATCTTCGATAAGATCAGAATCCGTGTAATTATCAAGGCATTTCTCATACTTTCCTTCCTGCTTTGTAATACAGGAATAAGTTTCATGTGGATTCGGAAGGCTATGCTTTTTACAACAGTCGTAACAAATCACAAAACTCCTTGTCATTGCACTTGTACCATATGGCTTATTGTCGGTATGATACCTTGCAAAATTCTGAAAAGGTGTCATTGATAATAAAGTTGCTGTCCTGTCACAATCTTTTCCACAAAAATCACATATTGCATGAATCATTTATTTTACCTCCTATTGCTTCCCGAATCCTGTCTGCAAACAAGGCACATGCTTCATCCACAGATGATATATTGTCCCTTATATCCTGAGTCGGTATATCAAGTTCTTTTCCAAGTTCATAGAATACATCACAGACACCATCTGTATAAGTTGATTCTTGTTCCGTCTTCTCATAATTTGTGCATTTAAAAAGATCTTCAGCAATATCAAGTCCTTTGTTCAATCCCTCCATGTAAGATCTCTCTTTTTCCGATCTAAGATATGAGGCTCTTTCCTGCATTACTCTTGACGCATCAATCGCTTTAAGAGCCTTATCTGTGTCAATATTTTCCGCTTTATACATTCTTTTTACCTCCACTAAACTTTAATTTACAACATTACCAGGTCACCCTTGTTGATAAGCGTACTGGCAATGCTTCTTGTTACATGCGTCATAATTTCAACCTGTGAATGATTTTCTGCAGCATACTTTCTAACGTCAGATTTTTTCGATTACGTTTTTATACAGCTCTCTGTACTCTTCCAGCAGTGCTTCGGCTTTTTCTGCTCGGATCATCAGCTCCTGCACCTCTGCATCGCAACATTTTTGTGGCTCCGCAGGAGCGATATTGCTCGGAATTTCCACCGGTACTTCCCGGACAACTTCTTTTTCTACGATCTGCGGTTCAATTCCGATCGCCGCCGCAAGCTTGCTTTTCACATCTGCCAGCTGCTCATCTGTTACTGTACGGAGGTATTCTTCAAAACTTCTGGATGGCACATAATACATTCGATCGCTGGAGCCATACCGCAGCCCCTCGCAGTTTACTTCGATATCTGTATGCGTACCCTCTTCTGCCAGATGAATTACATACGCCATTGCCCCGTGGTCTGCTACCACCAGCACGATCTTCTCTGTTCCTGTGACAGTTCGTGTTCTCCAAACCTCTCCGGTTCTATTCTCTCTATCCATATTCTTGTCCTCCTGCAGTTTCCGGCGCTTTATTCTCTCTTCTCTTGCTACCGCGATTATTGCCCGCCAGGCTGTTTCATCGCGGTAGCCCTCTGCGTTTTTATACATCCTAGTTCTCCCACTATTATGCAAAACGCATCTGTCCAGACTCTTCCGGCGGTTCAATAAGTGGCATCCAGTAAAGGACTTTTTCATATTCCAGCTCTTCCATCGCATCAAACTCAGAGTCCACGAAGCCAAGTGTTACCGGATCATATATATCTCTCCAAAAACCAAATCCGTACTCCTCTTCGTACTGGCACATCATCGGTGGATCTTCCAGATGGTTTTCTACCAAGCACATGTAAAATCTGCTATCGCCATCTTCTGGCAGGCTATCTTCTACAGATATCCACAAAGGAACCGTCGGCTGCTCTTCAATCTCCATGAGAACAGAGGCTGCTATGTCGTCAATATCCACCATTCTGTCTGCGTTTGGGTCAGGGTTCAGCCATTTTTTCACTTTTTCAGTCAGCAAATCTGCATCTATCAATCTCACCTATTCCTCCTCCCAAAGCAACCGTTGCCCACAGTCCGGGCAATAATTCGTTTTTCGATTCTCCGGAAGCGAATAATATCCGATGCCGTGATGTACGGAAAATGTATGCCCGCATACGCATTTTGCACAATTAAAACCCAGATCATGTGGTTTTATTTTTAATGGAACCTGTTTTTCGATTGCTTCCCGAGTGCTCATTCCAATCACAGGTCGTTTCTTCTCCATTTCTTCTTTCAGACCTTCATTTATTGCGTCGTTAATAATCTTCTCGAATTCTCCCAACGTCATATCGTATGCCTCCTTACACCCTGCTGCCCCGCAGGAACGCATCCTGCAGCTCGCTCTTCCACGCCGGTTCTTCCTGTTCTTGCACACGCTCCACAATGTCGCATTGGCAAACAATCTCTGTTGCCCACTCCCGGATTTGCCGAAGCCCATCCGCATCCGGTGCGATACTTGCACGCCGTTCGATCGAGAGCGCTAGCTCCCTGATCCGGTTATCTGCCGCCATCCATACCGGTTCGGCATCCGGCGGCGTTTTAATCCATATTGCCATTGTCCTGTCTCCTTTGTCCTATCCTGACAAGGTCCTGCTCCAGAACGATGCTTTCTCCAGCTTTATAAATCCGGTACAACAGCACGCCCGTCAGGACTGCTAATACAGTTATAATCTTTCGCATTTTTACCTCCTGAGCGGCTCACTTTTCCGCTCCCTGTTCCTCTGCCACTGCAAATTCTCCATTCTTCAGCGTATAAAACGTATTTTCTTTTATGCGCTCACCGTCCACTTTTTCCATCTTTGCACAAACTAAATTGTTAGAATCGTCATACTCGGCAAGGACCAGATAACAGCCTTTTTCTCCTCTTGCTTTTCCGCGTCTTCCCCACGATACGGCCACGCCGTCTTTTCCCGTGTTGGTTGCGGCGCTCCGGTTTCCCGTGTTGGTTGCGGCGCTCCGGTATCCCGTGTTGGTTGCGGCGCTCTGGTTTCCCGTGTTGGTTGCAGCGCTCCAGTCTCCCGTGTTGGTTGCGGCGCTCTCTCCATTTGTTCGTTTTAATGTAAATTCAACAAATGCATTCACAAAATTATGTATTGAGAGCTTCGCGCCAATTTTTAATTTTGTAGTACAAAATTTTCGTCCGTCGTCCGTTTTTTCGTCCGCAAGCGCTTCGACTTCCGCGAACTCGTTTATTTCAGCGTTATCGTTTACAAACCCGTAATGCTCAAGCACATCAAACGGATTCTTGCAGTAGTGCATTCCAGTATTGCAAATTTTTGCTTCCGGCTCTTCAAACACAGCATTTTCCTCGTATTGTTTGCCCCGGCAAATCATACCGGGATTAAAAGCCTTATATCCAATTTTGTCCATGTTTACCTCCTGAGCGGCGCACATGCCCGCTCCCAGCTCTCTGCCCATCCATCCGGCTCCGCTCTCATAATCTCGTAGCCGTCTTTTGCCTTTACGCCGTGGTATACGCGGCTGGCTATGGTCTCGCGGGACATGCCCAGCAAATACATAAGCTCTTTTGCTTTGTACCGTCCCTGGTACTCATCGTTCTTGTACAGGTCGTACAAGATTATCTTTCGTCCCATTCCGTTTTCCTCTCTTCCTGCACCACTGAGGACTGTTTGAAACCTTCTGCTCAATCAGTCTCATATCTGTGATGCACAGCCGCCGGTATCCGTCCTGTTTCTCCTTGCGGACCAGTACGCATGATTCGCAGCCATCGCAGTGCGGCAGCGTTGCTTTTATCTTGCTCCTGTAGTCCCGCTGCTTCTGCCGGTATGCTTCCGGATCTGCCTGCCGCTGCCGACGCTTTAACAGCGCCCTTATATCCGTACCAGACATGATACAATCTGGATGCTGGCAGGCTTCGCAGACCGGATAGGCGCAATCCTTTGTTGCTCTCATACCCGCCTCACTTTCCCAGCAGGGCAGCTTCCAGGCTGTCCATGTCGTAGTCGTGTTTCATAAACTGGTTATACTGGTCAACGCTGGTCTGCTGCCGCTTTGGCGGCTTCGGCTTCTTGTACTTCTCCGGCAGATACTCGTCAAATTTCAGTTTCCGCAAAAAGTTTTCAGCGTTCAAGATATATTGCGGCTGCGTTCCCTTGATCTGGCAAGCTTCTGCATAATTCCTGGATGCCTGTACAAGATCGTCAGCGTCTACCCCCATCCGCAGGGTGTTTAAGTATTCCACAGCCACTCCCGGCAGGTCTGCTCCTGCTTTCGGGTAAGCTGCAGCAAAGTCCTCAAACCGCTCTGGTTCCTCGCGCGATATTGTTTTGGATTCGTATTCGGATTGGATTGGATTACGGGAACTATTGCAATCACTTGTTATCATTTGATTACAAGTGATATCAGATGATATCAGATTCTCGCAGTTGCTTTCTTCCGCTGGATATTTGCTTTTCTTTGCTCTCACTTGCTGGTGATCTCCCCAAGTTGCCATGTGTAAGTACGGTCGTCCCTGAACGTAATATTCTCGGACCAAGCCTACAGACGTCAACTTCTGCAGGGCATCAGCAATCGTCTTATTTGTAATATCCTTTAGCGGAAAGCATGTCCCGCGGATAATCGCAGGTCTTCCGTCAAACCTTCCATAATCGTCGCAACTTACGATTAAGCGATAGAACAGGACTTCTTCAAACCAGGTTAATTGGTCAATCGTATCTGATCGGCAGATAGATTCTTTTAAAATCCTGTTTGGCATCTTATCCGCCTCCATTCAGGCTCGCAAGCCATTCATCCATTGTGATCTGGTTCTTTTCCAACTCATTTTCCCGTGGCTTCTTATCTTTTCGCAGATACCGTTTCGCTGCATCCACATTCATGCGATTCTCAGCAGTTCGGGAACTTTCTATTGCCATCCAGTTGCGAACCAGATTCTTTTCATCTTCCGCCGGTCTAAAATACCCTTTACCATCCTGTAGATTGATAATCAGCTCCGCATCGCAGTCGTTTTTATTTACTTCTGCGATCAGCCGCCGCACCATCCGATCACTCATGTGCATTGTGGTCTGCAACCAGCGTCTGGAAACAGCATTTTTATGACCGGTCGGGATGTAATCTAAAATGTTCATGATCTTTCTCCAGTTGGGGATGCGCCGCTTGCCCCCGGCGCTGGGGTAACAGAAGGTACCCGTCACAGCCGTGATATATACTCCCCAACAAGTCCCGAATCAGTAGTTTCTTTTAGCTTTCGCCGGGTGTTTCAACCCTGATTTCCTCTATTTCAACGCGGATGTATGGTTCCCCGTCCGTGTAAATAAAGTCATGCGTAAAATTCAGAACATATTTCGGATTATCGTCTGGAATCACTCCGCAATCTCGAAGAGCGTCCTCGATAAATTTGTCTGCAAGACCAAAGATATTCCCCCGGTCCCGCTTGATGCCTTTCTTCGGCTCTGCGAACGTATAGTGCAAGATAACTGGCTCTGACGTTTTCCATCGCTTTAAATCCCGTCGGATCGCGTTTGCAGCAATCATCACATACTGCCTTTTCAACCGCCCGCCTGCTTTCGGATTCTTACCGATTTCAGTCAGATAATTGTTTAAACTCGGGAATGTCCTGTCTCCGAAAAATCGTCCTCTGATCGTAAATTCCTTTCTCATAAAAACGACCTCCCGTACCGCATTCGGAACGATTCCCGCGCATCCGACTTGCTCATCCCATCGGCGCACCGATCACGCTCATATGCCATCTGTCCAAGCATCTTTGATAGTTTTTCAGCCATCGGATTGTCATGTATCCGCGTTTCTTTTTTCCCTGTTACATGGCATTCATTACAGGCGGTTATTTTCAACCCATCTTCCTCTGCCAACTGCCGGATACCGCGTCCAAAGATCAAGTGATGCTCTGTATTGCATGGTTTTCCGCAGAAAACGCAATATCCGGAAAATCTCTCATCTGTCAGTGTAGATTTCATATCATTCCCCCAGAATCAAATCTTCCATGCGGATCGGCTTCAAAAGCACTTCCGTCTTTTTACAGTAATCACACATCCCGCAGCGCATCGGTTCGGCTTCTCCGTTCTTTACCGCAAGGACCGTTGGTAAATTCATCGCCACTTCGTTCAGCGCGTGATCAAGGCTCATCTGGTCGATATAGATCACTTTTATTTCCGGGCTGTCCTCTTTCGTGACAGCTGATATGTAACAAGGCAGCTTCTTCCCTGTGTTGATCTCAACGATCTTCTGGTATACGGCAAGCTGGATTGTATAACCCCAGTATTCAATAAATGACGCATACCCATAATCTTGCACTTTCCACATCTTATGAATGTTTGCGGAAGTTTTCAGGTCAACGATTGCTTCTCCTGCGATGTAACTGTCCATCTTGATCTTCCAATCGCAGCCGAGCAGGTGCCCCGTCATAATTACCTGCTTTTCCCCGCTCATCGTTTTCATGAAAAGCGGATCGGCAAGGCATCGATGGATCATCACATCCGCCTGTCTGTACTTTGCAAGCAACCGCCGTTCCTTACCACGTGTGAATATTTCCGGATGTTCTTCAATGAACTGCCCCTGTGTTCCCTCGAAAAAGCTGTCAACGTAGCTGCCAACCAGCATCGCATCTGTTGTCGGGTCGTTCCACTCGCCTTTCAGCTTTGCCATCGCATGTGCTTCGCATCCGACGATTCCCATATGTCCACAGAAATCAAGGTACTGATGCACGGACATATACGCAATGTCTGCATCCTTGCTGTAATAGTTTTCTGGCGTCAACACAAAATCACTCATGTTGCACCTCGCTGTCTGTCACACGAAACTCCAGATCATCCGACTCATCCGCTGCAAAAGCGTCTACAAGCTCATCACTCTTCGGCGCTGTCGCTGTATTCACATCCATCAGGCTTCCATCTTCCCATGCCTTTTCAGCTTCAACGCTTTCAAAGTCTGTATCAATGTGCTTACATAACCGCCGCAGGACTGTTTTCTTTGCCATTTCATCCCAACTGCATTTCCAAGCTTTCGACTGTGTCGCTTTGCTGTAATTCGCCCGAACATTGTTTACATCGTCCTTCGACATAATCTCGTAATCCAGCCCGCCATCTTTGTACAGTACTACTGAAAAAACGCCTACGATTTCGCCAGTATTAAAAGGTAACGGTTTGAAATCAATGCTCGGCTTCCCGTGTTCGATTACTTCTGAAAAAAAATCCCCGTCCCGTACAACTCGTGCATACACATCCTGAATTGGTCGGATGCTGTACCGCTTTACGAATTTTACTTCGCCTTTGTAATCTGTCTGGAAATTCACGCTGTTCCCGTATGGAATCAGGTAACATTCTTTCCGGAAAAAATCCAACCCCAGGTACGCACCTTTCAGCAGCCCAAGCTGCAGCTCCGCCGGATTTACTCTTGCAAGTTCTGGCTTCTCATTCATCACTGCAAGGCAATTTTGGACAAATCTCTGTCGATTAAAATCCTTCGGGAGTGCATCCTCCACTTGTATCAGCTTGTCCGTAAGCTTTTCTGAAAAGCTCTTTACTACTTCATTCGCCATTTCTGCTTATCCTCCAGTTTCCTGAATAAAACCATTCTTCCAGACTTCCTACGATCTCAGAAAATTTATCCTGACTGATATTCACACCGAAGATCGGTAGAAAATCCCGTATGAACTGCTCCGCTGTTTCTTTATCCCCCACAATGCGCTCTGCTGCATAGCCAAGTGCATCCAATGTGTTTACCTTTTTGCCCCGTTCGGGTCCGATACCGATATACATGTCTTATTCCTCCGCCGGCGGAGTTGAAGCCGCTCCGGCATCCAGATCAATTCCCAAAATCTTTGCAACCACTTCCTGCGAGATATATACGACTTCTTTCTGTGTGAAGACAGTCAACACACGCATCCTTGCTTCGGTTGCGATCAGTTGTTCATACCGTTCCAGCGGCACTGTAACCATATTTTTTTCTGTATCCATTGCATTTCCTCCGTTTTCTCTCTATAATGAGAGAGTATTGTATTTTTCTTCGATGCAGAGCCAATCCGCCAAGATCACAGCTCTGCATCATTTTTTTTGACCATTTTCCTCGCACAGATCAGAAACGCTACCGCTGCGGTAATTGCCAGCGTCGCTGGGAACCACTGCAGGTCTGTTGTTTCCCACAGGATCATTGCCGCTGTCAGGCAATTTGTCGCAATTCCTAACATAAGGTCTTCCATAGCTTGTCCACCATTCCGGCTTTACGCCGGTTCCTTTCCTTTGCGAATAATTTTTACACCGTACTGATCTTCATAAAGCCGAATCAGTACATTTTTAATGCTTTCCTGCTGTTTCTCAGTCAGCTTTTCCACCTGAGCCATGTCTTTCTGCTCTGTGTTTTTCATCCTCGTACCTCGCTTTTCTTGCTTACAGCACGTTATGTTGACTCTGTTTGTCTGTATTCTTATTGGGCTCGTATTGCTTACGATTGTCATAAATTTAGACAAGATCGTAACCAATTTACAAAAAGCCATATCTTATCTAAGTTGGCTACAATAGCTGAAATAATCCCAACAACCGACACAACCGTTGCAAGGTTTGCCATATGATCGGCTTCCAGAGAATCCTGATTTGCTTTCTCGGCTTTTTCAAGAACATCCTCTTGTTTTTTCATCTCTCGTCTCCTATCTTCTGTTTGGAAAATATTACAAAATCCTACTGATACATATTGCGATCAGTAACACCGCAATGCTAGATAAAAGCTGTGCCGTCTTGAGCCTTTGAACTTGCACTTCAAGGGCTCTTATTCTTTCTTCCTCGATTGCACCCATCTTCTCTCACCTCCTTTGGAATCAATTTCATCGGTATCTTTAAAAGTTACTCTTTAGCAAAAAAAATAGATATAGGATCATTGATATGAAGTTTTTCAATCATGATCTGAATCTCATCACTTCCAAAAACACCAATCTTCATTTTTTCATAGAACGTTTTCGGCGTAACTCCAATCATTCCAGCCTCATCTGACTGAGAATAACCATTCTTGGCAATCACTCCCTTTAACTCATCTGTCCGAATCAACTTTATCACCTCCGTATCTTTTTAAGTTACTTTCAGTATATCACCTTTTTGTAACTTGTCAAGATATTTTTTATTGCATTACTAACATTTTTGTGCTACTATTGAGTTACTAAAGATATGAAAGGAGTTTCTTATGACTGTCGGCGAACGAATCAAAGAATTGAGAACTCAACTAGGCTTAAGTCAAGTTGAATTTGCTGAAAAAATAAATGTTTCTAAGCAAACTCTATATAAATACGAAAATAACATAATAACTAACATCCCATCAGATAAGATCGAGGCGGCTGCAAAAGTCGGGCATGTTTCCCCTTCTTATTTAATGGGATGGGATGAAAACGATGGATTAACAGAAAAAGACAACAAGGACATCGCCAAAGACGTTGACAACATCATGGCAAAGCTCACCGCTGGTGAAGATGGTCCTGCCAGCTACAACGGCGAAGCCCTTGACCCGGAAGCTGCTGATCTGTTCCGCGACGAGCTTCAAATTGCCCTGCGCCGCCTGAAAATAATCAACAAGGAGAAATACACTCCTAAGAAATATAAAAAGTAGGTGATCTGATTGCAGGACATCAAAAAGATTGTCAACTACTATAAACGGAAATATAACACATCAGACCCTTTTGAAATTGCCGACCGTTTGAACATTTTATATCAGTTCGGTGATCTGAAATATGAGGGCTGTTATATGTTTTTAAAGAATCACAGATACATTTTTTTGAACCAGAACCTATCGTACCACGATAAACAACTGGTAATGGCTCACGAGCTCGGGCACGCAATCCTGCACAGAAAGGAAAACTGTTATTTTATACGAAATAAAACACTGCTGCTCAACTCCAAAAATGAGATCGAAGCCAATAAGTTTGCGATGGAATTATTGATATCAGATGAAGTTTTGCTGGAATATCAGGATTGCACAATAGACCAGGTTGCAAGAGCTACGGGATATCAAAAGAATTTGATTGAATTAAGGATGAAAGGATATACATGTACGGGAGAATAAGATGCCTAAAAAAGTTTTTGACCCTTACTTCGGAGAAGCAGGAAGATGTGTAATAAAGAACAATAAGGCTTCTATTGGAATGTTGCAACGTGTTTTTAAAATTGGTTTTAATCGTGCTGCACAAATCATGGAGCAACTGGTTGAAACTCATGTAGTCGGAGAAGAAATTGGCACATCTCATTGCAGAGTTCTTATGAATTCTAACGATTTTGAACAGCTTTTAAAAGATATACCAAATTCAAATGACCCAGAAATATTTTTGGAAACTAATTTTCTTCCAAAGGATACTTTCCAAAATAACTTTCTAAAACCAGAAACGCAATTCACTACGACATATTGTTTATATGATGGAGAATATTTAAAAAATTTAAAAAATATTCTCGTATATAAAATTAGTGAAGATCAGCAAGCTGAAATTGTAGACTTCCTGTTTTCTCATAATTCTCCAGATGTAATGAGAATAATCATATATGATAACAATCTTTTGCCCTACAGGAAGTATAACGCTTTTCCGCAATTGCTCATACCCGTTGTAAACGACATTACTAAACTGCCTCCTCTTATAGATTGGCTAATATCCGAAAGGAATGATAGAATAGAAAAATTTGTTTCTTGTAATACAACAAATATTGATGCGTATAATTTGAAACAACCAGATAATAAATTACCCAAAATAATCTTCATTATAGATGAACTATTTGCGGTACAAAAAGCTCCATACTTCGAAGAATATATTACTAATCTATTGCTTAATAATCATCGTTTAGGTATTTATTGTCTCTTTTTTACCAAACTTGATTTTCACAATCTATCCATTAAATCGTTTTTTGATTTATTGTATATTTGCGATTTTTCAGAAGTAAAGAAAATTATTGGCATAGATCCAACACAGATGGATATACCATCACGTACTATCATCCACGAAATGGATAAAATGGATGGCATAACTTTTGAAAAATTCTGTCTTAATTTACTAATAATCAATGGCTTTGAAAATATCCAACTTACATCAGAAACTGGAGATCACGGAATTGATCTGTTAGCTGAAAAGGATGATATAACTTATGCTATACAATGCAAATGTTATGCTTCAAGCATCGGAAATGCCGCTATACAACAAGCACACACCGGAAAAAGTATTTACCACAGAGATATAGCAGTTGTTATGACTAACCGCTATTTTACCAGGCAAGCAATAGAAGAAGCAACTGCGCTCGGCGTTAAGCTATGGGATAGAGATAAACTGCTTTCTTTATCTAAAAAGCTCAATAACGGAAACTCTCATTGA